TGACATTAAGACCTAAGTTTGTTATAATATAATTTCTATAATATGAATAAGGTGATCCTCAATGAAAGACGTCACAGTCATAAACTTCTACGGCGGGCCAGGATCAGGTAAGTCCACCGCTGCCGCGGGTTTATTCTATCAAATGAAAATCGCAGGCTATAATGTCGAACTGACAGATGAGTTTGCTAAAGAGTGCGTATGGGAAGGTAACATACCAATGTTGGCAGATCAACTTTGGGTACTCGGACATCAACACAGAAAAATATTACGATTATCCGATAAGGTAGATTATATCATTACCGATAGTCCTGTACTCTTAAGTCCAATATATCGTGAGAGATACGGTGAAGCAATCTATTCAGATCTAATTGACAAAATGGCTTTTGAATGTTATTGTTTATATAATCATAATATTAACTTTATGTTAACAAGACCTGAAGGTTTTGAACAACAAGGTAGAGCACAAGACGAAGCTGAGTGTATTTTAATTGACGAAGCAATCATGGAACAATTTGACCGACTGAACGTTGGATATATAAATTTAGACTCCAGCGACAACGCATCGGCCGCAATGAGATATATTAAAAGACTATGAATATCGAAAAGAAAATGACCCACATTTGGATAGGACCTAATCCTGCTCCATTAAAGTGGATGAACACTTGGCAAGAAAAAATGCCTGACTGGGAATACAGCGTGTTCACAGATGATATGCTACATAAACGTAAATGGTATAATCAACATTTGATTGAAGAGTACTACAGACGAGGTACATGGGCAGGTGTTGCTGATTTAATTCGTTATGAGTTAATATACGAAAGAGGCGGATTCTGGCCTGAAGCAGATTCAGAATGTTATCACGACGTTTCGGAATTATTTGTCGAAGATCCAAACTTAGCATATACTGTATTTGAATGCGAATCAGTTATACCGAGATCTATATCACCAGTGATGGCAGCAAACCCAGGTAACGAATTCCTCGATAAGATATTAAGAAACCTTCATCAACTCAAACCAAATCAATTGGATCCAAAGCCACACGAATCAACAGGCAACTTTTACTTGGCAAGGTTATTAGATAATCATCGTCATCTATTACATATATTCCCATCATATATGTTTATACCACAATGGTTCAGACCAGGCTATCCACGGTACGATGGACCTGGGAAAATATATTGCGAACAACATTGGGGTTCAACAGCCCTTGATGGCGGTATGCCTTGGTTAAAAGATTATTCGCAAGGAGTTTAAATTGCGCAAGCGCACAAGAATTAATTATAAGATGGGTGATGAATGCAAGTTTGTTCCTATACTAGGAGTAGGACATCCAAGAACTGGAACCGGATTTACATCTAAGATATTAAGTAAGTGGGGTTTAGATGTTGGCCATGAAACTCTCGGCAAAGACGGAATCGTATCTTGGTTTCTAAGTTTCCCAACAGGCAGTTACTTATGGCAGAAAGAATTTAAACGCAGACCTGAATATAATCATCTAATATATAATGTAAGAAACCCAAGAGAATCATTAGCATCTATTGTATATACAGAAACACCACATATTATACAATCTACCTTTGAAAGAGATGGATCATCTTTTGTCGTTGAAACAGAGCCCGTAGAAAGGATAGACTTTATATCTCATAGATACAGGCAGGCCCATCTTGGTGGAATGCAAAATAAGAATCCAATTGAAAATGCTATTCGTAGTATATGTGGATTTAACACAATCATACGAAACATAAAACCTGACGTTACATATAGAATCGAAGATCAAGATAAGTTATTATATGAATACTTAGAAAAACATTATGATGACATAGAATACGTAGAACACAAGACAGCCGAAAATACTCGTAAGCATTCTTCGTTTGCAGAAATGTTATATGACTTCGGTCCGCCAAGAGATGTATATGTAGATTCAATTAACGAGTTTTGCTTAGAACATGGTTATAAGGAAATTAAGTTTAAGTGAAGGCCTACATATTAACACATGACCATCCAATATCAAGACAATACGCAAAGAATTGTTCTGACTCTTGTGATCTTATAGATTTGGACTGGGAATACTTTGAAGGTTGGTCTCATTGTACTGGTCGTATGGCTTGGTGTAAAACTGGTATTAAAATGAAGTTCGACGAACCGTGGGAACATGTTGCTGAACCAAATATGCATCATAAAGCAAATACATGTTCTGCAGGTCATGCTGCTATTTGGAAAAAGATTGCCGAAGGTGAAGATTCGGTTGGTATCGTATTAGAACACGATGCTATAATGTATTACAAACCAGATATTAAAATACCAGATAACTATTTAATTACATTAGGATATAAACTATCAGAGTTAGGATATAATTATATCGAAGGTAATAAACAAGAACGAAAAATAATAAACATAGATGGTCATGAAGGTGCACACGCATATATGATGACCAAACGAACTGCACAAAACCTTATTCACGAAATAGAAGAAAAAGGAATATTAGGAGCAGTGGATAACGCATACTTTATACGAGGGCAACGATCAACTCAAATACCTTTAGCAATCATGTCGCCAACACCTGCTATTGGATATTTGAGAGAATCTACGATTTGGAGCGAATCAGCTCACGTAAATTATGAATTTATCGAGTCCTTTGCTAATTATTATAAATAAAAACATTAGCAAACTAAATTAGGAATATTTAAATGGATCGCTTAAACGAAAAAGATACAACGTCACAAGCGGGAGCATCTATCGACGATTACACTGATGACAACCAGTCAAAAGATTCTTCTAATAAAGATATCAAAAAGCGCAAAGATAAAAAGAAAGACCAAGATACTGGTAAAGGAATTATAAAGAAGGATTCCGCGAAGACTTTTGACGCAAACAAGTTTATAGATACTGAACCGAGATTAGACGAAGCTGTTCAAGATAAAGCTGTCATTACGTTTGGAAGAATGAATCCGCCAACAGTAGGCCACGAGAAACTAGTTAATAAGATAGTATCAACAGCAATCGCAGAAAAAGGTACTCCATTAGTATACCTATCAAAAACTCAAGATGCTAAAAAGAATCCATTAACATACGATCAGAAAATCAAATATGCTCAAACATTCTTTGGTAAAAGATTAATCGTTAAATCAAATGCAAAAACAATTATACAAGTTGCACAGGAATTACAAAAAGCAAAATATAAGGATCTTGTTCTTGTTGTAGGTTCAGATAGAGTTAAAGAATTTGAAACACTATTAAACAAATATAATGGAAAGGATTATACATTCAATTCTATTAAGGTTGTTTCTGCAGGCGAAAGAGATCCTGATAGTGATGATGTTTCAGGTATGTCAGCAAGTAAGATTAGAGCTGCAGCCGCTGATGGCGATCTTGATTTATTTACAAAAGGAATTCCAACAAGAAACGATAGAATGAGATTGGACTTATATCGAGATGTTAGAAGTGGTCTAGGTATATCCGAATCATTAAACTTTGCAGTTGACCAATTCCTTGCTGAAAGAGTTAAGGCTGGTAAAGTTGATCCGTTGTCTGCAATGGGCAAACAAAAACTAACAGGCGCTGAAGTTGCTACTTATTATAAAAATAATCCAAAATCTAAATCAGCAGCTGCAAGAGATAAGAATGTTAAGTTAGGTATTGAACTTGCTTTGGATTTAGCAGGTAACATGAATTACGCAGTTAAAGAAATTGATAAACTCAAACGTAATCTATCAAAACATCCTGAAGTTCAAAAGGCTTTAAGAACTGCTAACGAAGAAACAAACTCAACTTTATATAAAGCAGCATCTATTCAAGAACGATTACAAAAAGAAGCTGATAAAGAATCCAAACAACAAAAGCAACAGCCTGGTTATTATAAAGATCTAGGTGGTTCTACTAAAGATAAAAGACAAGCTCATTTTAATAAAAAGTCAAAGATGGACGATGACAATCCTGATGCTTACGATAAGGCACCTGGTGATGCAGAAGCAAAAACAAAACCATCTAAGCATTCAAACAAATTTAAGAAAATGTTTGGTGAAGCAGTTAACCGTAATATGGAACGTGCAGGTTTAAAAAGACCACATCAATTATTAAGACAAGACAATACAGTAAACTTCGATTACAGATTTAAGATGTACGGCAAAGCAAGAGAAGCCGAAGCATTAGAGAAACAACGATCAGTGATTGAATCTCAAATAACAGATCAAAGAATCGACGAGATAGAACAGTTGATTGAACAAGTAGAGTTCGTATCCGAGAAATCAAACCCTGAAAAATCATTAAAGGATAAAGCTGAGAAATCAGGAATGCCTTATGGTATTTTAAAGAAAGTGTTTGATCGTGGTGTTGCTGCTTGGAGAACAGGTCATAGACCTGGAACAACTCCGGTACAATGGGGACTAGCAAGAGTTAATAGTTTTGCTACTAAATCACCTGGAACATGGGGTAAGGCAGATAAGGATCTTGCCGACAAAGTTAAATAATGGATCGTATAAATAATATTAAGGAAGAAGGCGGCGCTGGTGATTGGGGTACTGATAAAGCAAGAGCCAAACTTCAAAAAGATACCCCGAACCAAAAAGTCAAGCGGGAAAACAAATTAAAGACTTTCAAACAGTTTAAGGACCAGGAACCCAAATGAAAAATTTTAGACAAGTATTAGAGGGCGTTGATACAATCAATGAGAACCTCGCAAAAGAAACAAAGGCGTTAGCAAAAGAAATCTCTGATGCTGCAAAACGAGAATCAGGTGGAGATAAGAAAGACTTTCTTGCCATCTCTAAACTGCTAACTCAAAACAAACTTAAAGATGCAGCAAAGTATATGGCTAAACTAGATACTGTTGTTCTTGAAGACCTCGTTACGTTTGTAATGGGACACGAATCTGTATTTAAAGCAATGTATCCTAAAGCCCGTCCTGGTCAATTTGTTGCTTCATTCGCAAGAAAGGTTGAAAGTGTTGAAGGTGTTGAAGAAGAAACTATCGAAGAAGCAATGTCTGAAAAGGATAAAGCAAAACGACTCAAGCTAATCAAGCAAGCTGTTGAAAAGATGAACAAAGGTAATATGGAAAGAGCTAAGAAAGATGCTCTGAAGATGATGAAAGATTCAGGTATGTTTGACGAAGAACTTGAAGAAGCTGCTCCTAAAATGAAAAAGCTTGGTTTCTACGGATCTGAGATCGGTGGTCTTAGACAAGGCAACAAATATTATTCAGCAAAACCTGTAGAATTTAAAGGTAAAGTTGGATACAGAGTAACCGATGAGTTTGGTTCTTTTGAAACAATTGATCTCAAAACATTTGCGAAGAGGTTCGGATAATGTCATACATATTTGAAGCAATGGCAGAGATCAGGTTAACTACTGAAAACATTCAGAAAGTTATTAATATGTATCCAAGAGATAGCGATTGGAAGAAACTGATAACTAAAAACCGTAGAGATATTGATGCTCTTCGAAGAGGTAAAGATTTACCAAAGAAAGTCGAAGACGAACTAATGCAATGGGCATTGGACAACGGCGAAATCAAAACTGACGACGTCGAAGAATTAGAAGATTTCATTGATAGTATTATTAACGAAGGTACCAACAATAAACAGATTGCTGAAGGTTTACCAAATCAAAAACAATTAGAAAAAGATATCATGGCCTTTATGAAAGATGGTCGTTCTGATGGTATTACTGGTTTGATGGGTGTCTCTAAAAGTTTAGAACAGAAATATAAAGTTGGTCCTGCAGTCGCGAGAACAGCAGTTAAAAAATTATTAAGTGATATCGTCAACGGAACATACAAAGGTTAATTATGTTATCTTATAACCAATTCGTCACTGAAAAGTGTTGGGACGGATACAAACAAGTTGGAATGAAAAAGAAGAACGGCAAAGACGTTCCAAATTGTGTACCCGAATCCAAGGAGTTGGAAGAATTGACTACTTCACAGTTAATTAAGAAGTTAGCAGCTGATACGATATTCAAAAAGAAATACGGCCAAGCGGTTGCCAAAGTAAAAGAAATCATGTATAAACACGGAACTAAAGGTCGTCATGGTAAAGATTACTATGCAGGCAAAATTGCACAGCAATTTGGTTTAGATTCCCACGTCCTTGCCTTAATGGTTGATGAACAGTTATCAGAAGGTTCAGAATCATGGGATGACGGATATAAACGTCGAGTTGTTAAAACAACAAAACCAGAACATAAAGAACAAGGTTATAATTGGCGCATCAAAGGCAAAGATAAAGATGACCTATCAATCAAATTATATAAAACTAAACCCGATCAAGCAGAATTTGAAAAGCAAATGAAGCGGGTCGCTGGACATGAATTCGGAGGATAAAATGTCAAAGGAATTAACAAGGCAAGAAAGATTAGATGTAGAGATCAAAAAAAGTCTTGATGCAAGAACAAAAGAATTTAAAGAAAAAATCAATAAGCTAACTTATGAAAAAATTAAGCAAGCTTTAGTGCCTTCAAAGGAGCCATTAAAAGGTTATCCGCATAACGAAAGTATGGTTGAGGCTGCCGATCCTTGGCAGGATGATATAGATTACCTTAGCAAATTAGATAAGACTGATCCTAAAAAGGCAGCAGCGTTTAGAAAAAGAACTAAAGCGCTTAAGAAAGGTGGTGGTTGGAATTTAGCAGGAAAGCCAACTCCTGAACAAAAGAAGATTATGCAACAAATGGATAGGGATGCCAAGAAAAAGCACCCCAATTTATATAGAGAAGAAGTTACTATTTCAATGGACGAAACTATCAATGAAGCTGTTAAAGCTAAATCAGGAAAAGGTATTGCTGATATTGATTACGTAGGCGATAAAAAGTTAACTGCTAAAATTGAAAAGCTATTCAAAATTAAAATCAAGCAAACTGGTAATACTACTGCTGATGTTACTGGACAAGCAAAAGATATTGTAAACTTTTTAACTAAGCATTACTATTATGACGATTCTGATATTAAAGATATGTATTCTGATTTAGTAGAAAGCGTAGAAGTAAATGAAGGTATTAAAGATCTTAAGAACTACAAAGATCGTAACCGTCGTGGCGAAGCACGTTTAACTATCGAAGTAACTAAAGGTAATACTTCTAACAAGTTTGATGACGATTTTGGTTTCGACCAAAAAGAAATGGGTATAATGGATAAAGTTGTATCTAAAGTTAGAAATATGCATATCTCTAGTTTTGATGGTGGAGATACAGGTCCTGCTTCAATCGAATTTATTGGTAAGACTGCATCATTAACTAAGTTCGCAAACGACAGAGATGTTAAGAAAATTTGCGCCAAGTACAAATGCAAAGTCATTGGACCAATCAAGGAAGTTAAAGAAGGGGTTTCTAGTTATAAAAAAATGTTCGAGTCTGACTTAGAAGAGATGAACGCAAGATATGAAATCTCTGATATGGAACAATCAAAAGATCCTGCTGTAAAGAGTGCATATGCAAAGCTGAAAAAGGCTAAGTATCCTTCAATGCAATACATCAGACAATATAAAGAAGTCGAAGCTGCATTAGACAAATCTCTTCCTGCCAATAAGCGCAAGAAGTAGTTGACATCGCAGCATTAATGTTGTATAATAAATTATGAAAACCATATCTGAGTACAGAAGAGACCCTCTTGAAGAGGAAGCAGAAATTGTTCCTTATAACAAGCTGCACGTTGTCGTCTTAGGTACAGGAGATGGCGACGGAACCTTTGCTGATATTGTTGAAGAAGTTTCTGTTAAGAGAGATATAAAATACGATTTCGTTGATATAACAAAATCGTGGATTGCTGACTCTGATATTGACATCGGAACTGTAAAGCTTCGTAACGTTGATGGCAAAGATAAAGATATTGAAATTGAAACACATAACTCAATTGTATTTGTAAGAGCAGGAGCAATCGGTACGCTTTCCTCCCAAGCGTTTATATCCTCCTTACAAGATATTGGCTTTTTGCTTGTTAACGATTTAGAATCTATGTTAGTCTGTGATAACAAAATGTCCAACGCATTATTGTTAGGTCGTAACAATATACCGATTCCAAGAACATCATCTATACCCAACGAACAATCTATCGAAGACGCTCATAAACGAGTTGGTGGAAAGTTCCCTGTTATTATTAAAACACTTAAAGGAACTCAAGGTGTTGGTGTAATGAAGATTGATAGTATGTCATCTTTAACAGGTGTATGTCAATCGTTATGGAAATACGATGCTGATTTGTTAATACAAGAATTCTTTGAAATGAAATCAGATATACGTACTCTACTTGTAGGTGGTAAGATCATTGCTGCGGCAGAAAGAATACAAGCACCAGATAACAAAGACTTTAGAAACAATGTTCACCAAGGTGCAACTACTGAACCATACGATTTATCGAAGAAAGAGATCACAGTAATTAAAGCAGCCGCAAGAGCAACAGGAGCTGTATATTGTGGAGTAGATCATTTTGTTGATAAGAAAGGCAATCCTTATATTATCGAAGTAAATGGTTCTCCAGGTATTCGTTCTCACTTTGAAGGTTATGATCCTTGGACAGAAGAGAAACTAGGTAAAGTATCTGATAAGAAAGTTGTAGAGACAATTATACAATTCTTTTCTAAGGATGTTAATAGAAGACCAATCTTTAGACAAGAAGCAGGTTATATTGAAACGATTATATTTAAAGGTATGGAAAAGAATCCTGTACGTGCAAAGTTTGATTCTGGTAACAGTGCAAAAGCAAGTATGCTCCATGTTGATAAAATGGAAACAAAAGGTAAAATGGTATTTTGGGAAAAGAATGGTTATAAGTTTGAGAGTGAAGTAATATATGTCTCAAACCCAACTCGTGGTCAGAAGGCATTTGATACAAGACCTGTAATTGAACATGAGATCTTTTTCAATAACAAGAAACATATTGCTGAAATCGCGTTGTCATTAAAAGATACTGCATCAGAAATGTTAGTGAATAGAAAGTTAATGACTAAGTTTAAAATTGCGGTGAATCCTAACAGACGATTTATATTATCAAACAAAACAGATAGAAACGACAAATCGGATCACTAATGAAAAAATTTACAGAGTGGAAACATGAAGGTTTTGGATTATATGAAGGAGTTACTGTTCCTTTAGAATCTCCGATGATTGAATTTGATGAAGAACAAGAATTAAATACCCCTAAACGTTCAAGCGGAAATAAAAAGTATGTTGTTTATGTTAGAAACCCTGACACAGGTAATATCAAAAAGATTGAGTTCGGCGATGAGAAAGGCGGGCTTACTGCTAAAATCAACGATAGAGACGCGGCTCGTAACTTCGCAAGCAGACACAATTGCGATACTAAAACAGATAAAATGTCTGCAGGATACTGGGCCTGTAGATTACCTAAATACGCAAAAGATCTTGGCCTCAAGGGAGGTGGTAGTTATTTCTGGTAAACCATATACGGATCTTGATGATATTCGTACATTTGATATTAATGAAGATCAGTCGGAGTTTGTTTGGCACAGAGATAAAGAAGACCGTTTAGTTGAAGTAATATCAGGAAATGGTTGGCAATTTCAACCAGAAAACTGTTTACCTTTATTATTAGAGCCAGGAGTAAGATTTAAGATTGAAGAGGGTGAATACCATCGTTTAATTAAAGGTATTGATAATTTACAGATTCGGATAACGAAACTGTTATAAATAAACAGTATATCACTAATATTAAGAAGGAAATTAAAATGTCCAACTGGAAAGAAATTATAGAAGGCAAGATTGAGCAATTGGTCATGTCTCGTTTACAAAATGAAGAGGATTCTGAATATCAAGAATTCTTTCAAAAATGTTTAAAAAAGTTTGGAGTCGAAAGTCCAGCTGAACTTGAAAGCGATGAAAAGAAAAAAGAATTCTTTGATTACGTTGACAAGAACTGGAAAGGAGACAACGAAAAGGCTGAAGAAACTACAGAGAAATCCATAGAGGAAGAGCCAGAAAAGAAAAAGAAATTAGCCGCTAGCAATTGCGGTAGTTAATTTCTATTATATAATAGGAGTAAATTATGTTTTTGATTGATTGGATTAAAAAGCTATTTGGTTTAGACAAGAAGACTCCTGCTAAAGTTGACCCAGTTAAGGAGCCTAAAAAGGCTGCAACTGCAAAAGGTCCTAAGATTACTAAAGCTGCGTTAGGTAAACTAACAAAAGCTGATCTTGAGGCTGAAGGTCGTAAGGCAGGTATTGAACTTGATAAACGAAAAAAGAAAGCTGAATTAGTTGATGAACTTTATACAGTTTTAAAATAATAAATTAGGAGAATAACAATGGCACTATGGGGAAAGACAGACGCTGCAGCTAGCGTACCAAAGTGGCTCGAAACTGCCGCAGGCAATACTAATAAGTCAAACGACGAAGACAACGCAGTCTTTGTTGACTTAACAGAAGCAGGCGTTGCAGCTAACAGAGCTAAAGGTCTTAAAGGACCAGGTTGGTGGTTATATCATACGTCCAATGGCCGTCACTACGCGGAATGCTTAGTTCCGATGAAAGTTACAGCAGTTGCTGCTGGTGACTTAGGTGTAGATGGTACTGGAGATGATACAGTCGTTGCTGACGCTTAACTTTAACTGAGTTAGCCTTTATTGTTATGAATTTGACAGAATCAACCTTTCTGCTATACGCGATGAAACACTATGACAACCCTCAGTGTACTGAGATGTCAGAGTTCGAAGAGGATATAAAGAGATTTCAATATCTCCGTAAACTCTTCTCTCGTTATAGGCAAGACGACGAATTGAAAGAAAGGTTAATTCTGAACCATCTCATTGTAATATTCAATGTGTTTGGACCGCAGGCAACAAATATGCTATTCATGCGCCTACATGAGTATCACGAATTCTTAAAACCGTTCGTGGAGTATTTGAACTATATGCCTGAGTTGTTAGTATACGATGATTTGATGATGAACGCAGCATCTATAAATGGTGATGTGTTTATCGAAACAAGGTTGAGGGAAATTTAAATGGTAGTAGATTTATTCTTAGTGTACTCATTTATCAAAAGGCTAGTTACGCCCTTTGAAAAGTGGGAGGCATATAAGGAAGGAATTATTGATGAGAAGGGTAATATCCTAATCAAACGTAAGGAATTCTCGAAGAATGCGCAGAAGAAAGCGTTTGGTAATTTTGACCAAATGATTTTGAATCTGAAGAAACTATTAGGTAAACTTCCTGGTGGGCAGACAAAAC